ATTACACCTGATTGAAACAATTGATTTTGTATTATAGGACTGTCAAAATTCATGTTGTAATAAGCTTCATTTATTCCAGCCTTAGCTAAATCTGCTTCGCTTATTTCTCTACCATATGTTTCCATTTCATATGTTTTTACATTTTCTGTAGCCTCTTTATTAAATTTTTCTTTAACTTCTTTCGGTAAAGCAAATACATTTTGATAGGGATATTTATTTAAATTTTTTTGATTGGTAACTTCTTCTACTATATCTGCTAACTCACCTTTTGTATTTGCTGCTTCTGCTAATTGTATAGCTGAACCTACATTAGAATCTGTTTCAATAATTTCTGTACTTGGATCATCTATAACAGGAAAAATATAATTAGGATCAATCCCTCTTTCAATAGCTGCTTGTCTATCCTTATCTGTAACTTCATCTTTACCAGGTGGTACTATATCTGGATAAATATCTAATCCTGGTTGTCGAGGTCTTAATTCAGGGAAAGGGTCTTCATCTAATGGCGGTTGTCTGTTAGAAGGAACAGTATAATCTAGTCCATATCGTTGCGCAGGAAATGCGCCTTTTCCAAATACATCATTAGTTCCAGGATATCTATAAGGAATATCTTTATCGCTCATTCCAAAAAATTCCTTAGCTATTCGTACGCCAGGTAATCCTGCTTGTAACTGAGCTTGAAAAGGATACATTTTACCATACTGATCAGGATAAACATTTTGTAATCTTCTTGTTGGGTCTATAAAATCTACGTCTTTAGTAAGATCATAAACTTGTTTTCCTGTACCTCTTAAGATAGGATTACCAGAACTATCTCTTATAATTTTACCATCCTTACTTTTTAAAACTCCACCTGCTTCAATTGCTCTATTATATCCAAGGTCTTTAGTAAATTTATTTAATCGGGACCGTAGGTCTTTAGCCTTTGCTGTATCTCCTTCAGCCAATGCTTTATTAATTCTTCTATCTAAACTTCCTACAGATTGTTCTGATTCTTTTATTTTATCTGCTCTAGTTTTTTTCTGTGACTTAACTATACCTGCATCACGACCAGTTAGTGTGCTATAATCAGGACGTTTTTTAGTATTTTTACTAGCAATGTATGACCCTTTATTACTAGACGCCTTTTTAGCCGTTCTTCTTCGGCTACCTTTACCTATTTTTCCTCTTGATCTTGCTCTTGCTTTTGACGCCATTACGTTCTCCTTGCTGCTATAGCTTCAGTTATATCAATATCTCCGCTTTTAGCAAGTTGAGATACGTCAGATGGATTAATTACATTGCCTTGATTTTCAAATCTATTAGGTGTTACATTAGGTATAACAGGTGTTTCAACTTGATTTGCACCAAACAAAGGAACATTAGGGGCTTGTCTATATTTAGGTGAGGTCACATAAGGACCTCTATCTTTAATTATATTAATATTTTCTGTAAATATTTCTGATGGAGATTCAAATAAATTATCACGAAATAATCCTCTGTATATAGTGTCTGTTTGAAATTTAATTAAACGACTAGGATCTGGGTTTCCTCTTTGTAAAGCATTTTGTTTTACTTTATCATAGATAAAACTAGATACTTTAATTGGTGTAAATCTATTCATTAAAATATTATTTCTTTCAGTATCGGAATATCTTGCTCCAACAATTTGTCTTATTTTTCTACGACTTAAACCTAGTTTTTCTGCTGCTCTAATTCTTTTATAAAGTAATTGATCGTTTTTAAACTTAGCTTGATTTGCTTGACGGTAAGCTTCAATAATTTCTTCAGGAGTAGAATTTGGTTTATAAGCAACGCTAGTAAATAATTTTTTAGAGTCAGCTATATTTTTTTTATTTTCTGCAATTTTAAATTGTATACCATCTTCAATAAATGGATCTTGTATTCTAAATCCAAGCAACCCTGTCGCTTCATTTAAAAATTTATATCCTCTATTGTATTGATCTACTTTTCCAAAACCTGAAAGATATAATCTTTCAAATTGTTTAATGGAACCTGGTGAACCTGTGCTTATTAAAGCTCCAAGAGTATTACTTACTTTAGTTCCGAAGCTATCTTGAGGATTCCATATACGTCTTCCTTCTCTAGTTTCTCCACCTCTCATTAATACATCACCAAAGAAACTTGTAATGATTGATTCTTCAGCAAATGGTGCAGCAAATTCTTGTGCTGCTTCCCATACTGAATCATTAAAACTAGAAACAATATCTTCGTCACTTTTTCTACCAGCCCTAAATGCATTCATCGCTGCATTAAGAGGTCTCGTTAATACATCGTAAGCGTTGGTGTGAGAAAAATCTATATAGAATATTTGATTGTTTTGTTTAATAGGAATTATTGTAGAATTTTTTGACCATTCAGGTAGATATTCTTTTAAAGCATTAAGTTTTTCATTAGAAACTCCTGACACTGCTTGTGCTCCTGCTTCTAATCCTTTTCCTAAAGCTAAACCAAAAGTGGCTACGCCTGCTAATCTTTTTAATCCTGCTGCTCTAAGCAAAGGATCTTGAACTTCGTCTAATCCTTGTTTCAAAGTATTAAATCCAGTACGCATAATTTCTAATGGGAAAGATACAAAGTTTCCTACGGGTGCCCTTCGTATAGTTTGTCCAAATGCTCCAACATAATCATAGTTAGGAATATTATTTTTTACTGTATCAGCAGCTTTTCTTTTAATAAACTCATCAAAAGCCCCCGGTGCTTTTAAATCATCTACACCTAATCTTTTAGCTTCCTTAGCATATTTACTTAATTCTCTAGTGCCGTCAGCATTTCTTACATAAATAAAATCATCTGGATTTTTTGCAAATGCTTTTCCAAATGCATCTTGATATTTTCTATGTTCAGAAAAATAATTTTGTATTTTATAAAGGTCATCTTCCGTTTGATAGGCTAATCTTGCTGCGCCACGGAGTTTAGTTAATCCAGTTTTATCACCCCACCCACGAAGTAGAGTATAAACTTTTCCTTGCTCACTTAAATTTTGCATACCCATACTTATCTCGTCCATTGTTTTTGCCAAGTCCCCTAGTCTAGCACTTGTATTGACAACACCTAATCGTTGAAGTTCCATATACTCATTTTTAAATTTATCGTATGCTTCATCTGATTTAAATAATCGTCTACCCATAGTTGTTTCTAATTGGTTTTTTGAAATAGCAGTTGTCATTTTCCATGCATCTTTAAAATCTTTTATAAATCTAGAAGGACTAGTAAAAAAATTACCATTCATTCCTGTAAAAGATGCAGCACTAATTAAGTTACGAGCATGAGTAATAGGAGACAATGTAGTTTTTGCTTCT